GCTTCAACTAGATTGCAGAGCAAGTACAAGCAGTACGTGAGTGCTGTTGGATTCGCTGATAAAGGACTCCTGGTCACAGCTACCGGAAGCACTTTGGAAGACAGCGGACCTACCTTGCTATGGCATACGGCGTCGACTCGTAAAGGTTTCTCTGGTGGCCCTCTTTTCTGTGGCAACAGTGTTGTGGGCATGCACGTAGGTGCAGGTAGCGAAAAGAACATTGCGGTACGAGTTGAGGTGATCGAGGATGCGCTCAAGATGCAAGCAGAATCGAATAACCCCAACGAGGAAGATTCGCGATGGGATCCGAAGTGGAATGGACGCAGTTCTACCTTAGAGCGATTGGGCCAGGGTAGATGGGCGATTCTGGACCGCGACGGAGCAGTTCGCTACGGATTGAGTCGACAGGATGTGAGAGATCGCTATGGTAGCTTTCTCGATGACGAACGAGACATTGACAGAGTTCAAGATGATCTGCTCGATCGTAAGTATCACATGTATGAAGACGAGAGTGCCCACGTTCCGGGGGTGGAGCCAGCTTTTGTAGTTCTCAGACATGAGAAAGTTGGCAAGGGGCCGTCAGCCCCTAAACCGAACCCGGAGATGGTGGAGTATTTGAGTGATAAGGGAGACGTTCTCGTCAAGCTGGGATTTGAACCAGGAAAATTCGTCTACCCGGATATGTCACCAGAAGCGGAGTTGCTTTCCATGAAGAAGCACCTCCAGCTTTTCTATGACCGATCGCAAGGTTGGGAAGCTCCAGTTAAAAGCGAAGTGATCCGATCAGTCGCCATAGTGGCCGACTTGATGCGCGCTAATAGCTGGGAGCCGGTCGTAGGGTATCGCACTAAGGCTAACATTGAGAGCATTATTCACTCTACAGTGTGTAAGCCAGCGAAATCCTCTGGCTATCCTCATTGCGTAAACGGCATGCCGAACAACGAGGCCTTAGTTAGGAATCTAGGCGTCGCTGGGTTGGCTCAGCTGACTTTGAACGAGTGGAATGAGAAATTTCAACTCAAAGTGTTCACGAAGGGTGAACCTACGAAGAAAGCTAAAGTCGATCGTGGCATGGGCCGGTTGGTGGTTGGCAAACCCACTCATAAACTCCTCAAGCACGCTGCCATCTTCATGAACTTTGCGAATGCGCTGAGCGTAAACTGGCAGAAATCGCCAGTGAAGTTCGGTTTTGCGCCGGGGAACCCAGGCCATCTGGAGTCCCTGGCTAAGTGGCTGGGAAAGGGTGAGATCGTAGAGTCTGACAAAAGCAATTGGGATTACATGTTCCATGGCTGGTTGTACGACGTTTGTTGCGAGATCGTCTTGGAACTCGCTTCTAAGCCTTTGGAAATGGGCGAGGAAGAGTACGCTCAATTCCAGGAAGACGTTAGGAATGCGTTTAAGGAAATGTGCTGCAATAGCGAGTTCCGTTGTTCAGACGGAACAGTCCTAGCATCCCATCATGATGGCATCATGAAGAGTGGTTGGTTTTTGACAATCGCGGTGAATAGCATCGCTCAGATTGTTGTTAACACCATCATTCTCATGAGGATGGGATATTCAGATGAAGAGATTAAGTCCATGCCGATAGTTGCGGGAGGCGATGACGTCCTCCAGAAATTACCTGGCGTGGATCTCGATGAGTATAAGCAGGTGGCGAGCACCATCGGCATCTCTATCGAGGAGCTTCATGTGAAACCCGGATTCGAGGAGTGTGAGTTTTTCTCGCATCGATTTATTCGAGACCCAGAGTCCGGAGTCTGGAAATTTTTCCCAGTGAGGTTCACTAAGCACGTTGAGAACCTCAAGACAGTTAAGACGGAGGACTTGCCGCAAGCGTTAGTTAGTCATATGGCGAACTGGCGCTGGAGCCGCAGGCACTTCGATTT